GTCTCCCTTCTCTCCTTTGTCTCCCTTCTCTCCTTTGTCTCCCTTCTCTCCTTTTTTGGCAACTAACAAAGGACTTTCTTCATTTACTACTAGGGATTCAGTGTTACTAAGTGTGATCTTAGCCCCTCCTCCTGTCATAACCCCTGGTTTAGTTAAAACTCTAGGAGCAACGATAGCAGAGCGGTGGACGCTAGATCCTGGTCGGTGCATTGCAAACATTTTGATCTTAGTTAACAGTGTTTTAGATAGCTTTTCCCCATTCTAGCTTAAAACGATAGTTTGGCTTACAATAAATGTCAAAACTTTTCACAGACAATAAGCAAATGATGGTCCATATTATCTCAGAAGTTGTAGTTCTTGTAGGTCTTACTTTTTACTTCAATCAGAAGAATAAAAAGCTATTGGCTCATATTGAAGACCTTGCGCAGCGTGTGGAAGAACAAGAGGACCTATTACAGAAACATGACCGAATAATCAAACAAGTTGTGGATCATATCAGTAAACAACAACAAGTTATGCAGCAGAATGTTATGTCAACTCGTCCAAATAATAAGCCAAAAACAGCTTCTCTAAAAAAGGTGTCCAAACCTGTACAACCCCCACCGGTTAAAGAAACTCCACCTATTCGTGTTCATTTCGCTCAGAAAGAGGATTCAGAGTCGGAATCAGAATCAGAATCAGAATCAGATCTAGACGCTGAATTAGCAGAGGAACTCAATGATCTTATTGATTGATACCGAAGCTTAAAAAAATAAACACTGTTAACAAGCGATGCATAAAAGACTTGTTACCGAAAAATATGTTAAAAACCTTCCCAGACCCAACGACGTGTGTTCCCCAAACATTCCAATTCCAACGATTTACCGTAGTGAATACAAGGAATGTGAGAGACTTAACCGCATCCCATATCGTACTCCAGATAAGAGTAATCGAGAGTCATGGAGTTATGCATATAACTCCCAGCTCCACGACATGCATAGAATTGTTGGGTTGATGATAGATGAAAGATATCCGAAGGCCAAAATTAATTGGGACAACCCCAAATACTACAGAGCTTTCAATAAGCTCATTCACCATTGTTCATCACAGTATATAACTCCCCATATCGACGAACGAGACGATGAAATCACGTCTAAGGAGCTGTGTGATGATGATAAAGGATGGGAAAAGCAAAGAGGTTATTAAATGCGGCCCGAAAGGAGGTATTTAACGATGTTAAAAATCAATACAATAATGAATTAGACCAAGAATATGATCACGATATATATGAAGACGACAATGACGTTGATAAAAAGATCGTAGACTTATCCTATGACATTAGGGAGGCTTTATTTGATTATACAAACAATACTTCGTATCCATTGTGCGAGTATCTGGACATAGAAAATATGATAAACTACATCAAGTGGGTTCTACGTTCTAATTAATAAATATTAATTATAATAAGTTGGAAAGAGGTTAAAACACCGAATTTATTATTTGAAATAATAAATTGTTTATAATTTTAGTAGAAATCGTCGCTCGAATAGTTATATGATTATTCAAGATTAATCTTATAATAGATAAAGAGTATGCAAAGTTTTACCGAACAATCTTGTAGTAACATGGTCACTGGACCATGCCCACCCACATTTGGTTACTGTTCCGGTACATCATGTGAGTGTAACAATGGAGCCGCTCAGCAGGTGAGCTGTGATGATTTATCAAAGGAGCAAGCAGCTATGCGAGCGGTTCCCATCAAAGGTGAAAGAGGTCCAAGTATGGCCAATATCTATACTTCTATAACTTTTCTACCCAAAGATCAAGAATTGGCTGCAATGAAACCATCACTTGGGCGTTTGAAGTCTTTACCATCAAGTTGGAGCTGGGGAAACCCCGGTAATCCAGCCAAACAGACAAACAAGATAAGTGCTGTATCTAACCAGTGTAGGTGTGGATGTTGTTGGGCTGTGGCATCGACTAGTGCATTAGCTGATCGTTACGGGATTAAGGGTACATCCACTTATTCTAGCGATGGAACGCTGACACGAGGAGGGGACTTTCCCGACGGAATAAAGGCCCCGGACCTGTCTGCTGCATGGACTGTTATGGAAATAGGACCGCGGCATAAAGGGCCTTCGGCTAAGTGTCAATGTAAATTTGGAGGATCTCTTGCACAAGCCGCGTGTGGATTCCGAGAGATCGGAGCCAGGCTCAATTCATGTTATCCTTTTAGTATCTATGTATGTGCTCCATCATTATCAGGTAATGATGCTCTGATGAGTAACCCCCAACCTTGTTGTGATTCTTCCGAACAAAATATGGCATTCAAGATAGTCCCAGGCTCTACTAAGATGGTAATTGCATGTGATTCTAACGGAAACATAGACGAAAAACAAACACATTTAATGATAAAGAACGAGATTATTAAATATGGCCCAGTACCGGCTACCTTTCAGGAGTATTCTGATTTTCAGTCATCCAGCGACTCCTATTATAACACTCAGGTAGAAAATGCGAAGAATTGGGAAGATGTAGGTGTTTACACCCCTAAGTCATCATACAGTGAACAAGAATTAGATGGTGGTCATGCGGTGGTGATCACCGGATGGGGAACTAAGAATGGTCAAGAGTTTTGGGAAGTTCGTAATAGTTGGGGTGTTAATCAAGGAGGCGGACAAGGATATTTTAAATATGCTATTATCGAAAAAGATCCCTGTCATCTGGCGGTACCAGCTATAGTAGAACAACGAGGGCAAAAAGCATTGGCTGGTGGTGTCGTAACTTTTTTACCCGGGGATCTACCTGTCGGGTTTAAACCAAAACCTGGTACAGGGAAAAGAAGTTCACCTGTTAACTATGGATTCGACCGTACTGACGGATCTGATTGGAAACAGTTATTTCGCCTTACAAAAGCCGATGGTAATCCTAATTGGCCATTTATACTCTTCCTTGTACTACTTGCTGCTATAATTATAGTATTAGTGGTGCAAATTGTTTAATAGTAGTTTCTTATATAACCATATGGTTATACAAGTGACTAGACATGTCCCACAACTCTTATACTCTTGCGTAGTTCCTTATTATCTTCTCGAATCTCTTGGTATCTGTCTTTGTAGTCACTAAGCGACATCTTAAGTCTATCTATCTCCCCATTCTTCCTTATCATTTCTCGCTCTTGCTTGAATACTTCGTCTCCCATACGTTTTTGAAGGGTGTTTAGTTCTTTTAGGAGCTTATCTCGTTCCATAATAACTTTATGCACAGTTTCAGAGTTATCATCTGGAAAACGTTCTAGCTCTTCACGTAGCTCTTGAACCTCTTCAAATGCCTCAAGAGCTTTATCTCTCCATTGTTCAGCTTTACGTTTGATAGTTTCATATTTCTTTCTACTAACGGTTTCGCTCATTTATGATACCCTATTGTAATCTTTAAGCTAATCCTAACTTGACTAAGACTTGGTAGTTAATCTTATTACTTAGTTTTGGGGACTTTCTCTTAGGTTTAGGACTTGTTCGACGTAACTTCGCGTACCGAGCACGATGGTGACTTTTAGTACGACATCCAAAAGAACACTTCGCGTAGGGACATGAATAACACTTTAACATCTTTATTGTTAGATAATTGTTTTATAAAAGTTATTTATCATCTAATACATGACCCTGTTCCGAGATCTGTAGACTGAGCGACGTTATATCCTTCCAGGCTTAGAGCATCGTGAATATCTTCTACCATAAGAGTTTTTGTGGATCTTGCCGAGTTAACAATTAGAGCTACTCTTACAATATCTTCAATCGTTGAGCCAATAGTATCATGTATAACTGGGTAACACTCCTCCGAGATGCTTTTAACTCCTGCTCTCCTGGCGAGTCGAATAATCGATGGTTTAGTGATATGTTCCATTTTTAGAACTACAATAGACGGCTTTAAGCTAAGCTTTGCTCTAAGGTGACTTAAAAAGGAGTACTAACACCAATAAACTGATGAATGGAACTAACCAGAAGCTGAATAACAAGAAGAAGAGGACACGTTTTTATGAAATCTACCTCACAAAATTACTTAAACAGGTCTCTAGTGAGAACGGAATCACCTCTAATTCTAAACAACAACTTAATAGTATTCTGTGTTCAACTACCAAACTAATAAGCACTAAAGTTAACCAGCTTACTGAAATGGTCCGTAAAAAAACAACATCTGAGAAAGAAGTAATTAACGCTCTTAATGTTATGTTTTTAGGAGATCTAGGGAAAGGTATGACGGCAATGTGCAAGCAAGCAGTAGAGAACTATAACGATGATGTTTCTACAAAGGGTATCACCAGACAGGAACGTGCAGGTATAATTTTTCCTCCATCAGTGGCAGAAAAGTATCTACGAAATTTTGGGTATTCCAGAACCATGATAAGCAATGGAGCACCTGTAGCCCTCGCTGCAGCGATGGAGTATTTTGCCGGAGAGATACTTGAGAATGCGGCAGTCCTAGCCAAGCAGAAAAAGAGGGTTCGAATTACTATTAGGGATCTTGAGATGGGAGTTCGCACCGACAACGAGATAAACAATTTCTTTGAAAAAAATAAATTCAGCTTTTTAGGTGGCGGAGTTGTACCATACATACACCCCAATCTCTTAGTGAAAAGAACACGAAGACGAAAGAGTAAGAAATCAGAAGGTAAGCGCTCTCATCGATATCGACCGGGAACTGTATCGATTAGGGAAATCCGACGATTCCAGAAGAGTAGTAATTGTCTAACATTGGCTAAATCTCCTTTTGAGAAATACACAAGATCGGTTATCCAAAAATTCATCGGAAATAGCGATAGTATAAAAGTTAGTAAAAATGTCTTTTTGACTCTTCAATATTTTGTAGAACAACGTATTGTCTCTTTATTGCATAAAGCTTACTTGGCCGCAATTCATACAGGACGAGTAAAATTGACCGTATCCGATATTGAATTTATTCGTAGTTTAAATATCACTAATACCGAAGATGATCCGGTGAAAACTCTGAATATGGATGATAGTTCTCTACCTAGAGATATAAAGGAAGAATTTGAGGAGATTGACTCTAACAACGACGGAAAAATATCTATCACCGAGTTCAAAGACTGGAAAGATAAACAGGTGAAAGATTCATTACTTTTCTGAGAGATTTAACTAGAGCGTGGAGAATTATGCCGCCAGTTGCAAAGCCAGTTCCAGGAACGAGCCGCACAAGATATGTTACATTTATTTCTATACTTTTGTATAGAAATAATAATAAAATAATGTTACTAACAAAGAAAATGGATATGGATATAGATTGTCGTGATACAAATCTAGAAGATTGCTGTGAGAATTTGAATAATTATCAAAAGCAACTATACGACCATGAACAGCGATGGAAACAAGCTAGAATGTTCCACGAACAGAAGATGACTGAGAAAGATGCAGTACTGGGCCAAGCTAGAATGTTCTACGAACAGAAGATGACTGAGAAAGATGCAGCATGTGAACAAGCTAGAATGTTCTACGAACAGAAGATGGCTGAGAAAGTTGCAGCAATAGAGCAATTAACTGATAGGATGAGACGTATGAACGAACAGGCAAAAAAGTTTCAAGCCAATGAAGCTGCGTGGCGACAGGAGCAACGGCGTGCTGCCGATGATGTTAAGACAGCGGAAGACGCTGCTAGAGCCGAAGGTGTTAGAAGATCAAGAGAGGAAGCTGAACGACAGAGGAGGGAATTCAGAGCTGCCAAAAAGGAAGCTGATAGGAAGGTTCGAGAGGAGGAGGCAGCGAGAAAAGCCAAAGAGGAAGCCTATATGAAAGCGCGGCGTGCGGCAGAGGATGCTGAGAGAGTTGCAAAAGAGGCTGCAAAAGCTGCAAAATCCAGAAAGGAAGCTGATATAGCGCGAAAAACTAAGATGAGGTCTCGTGAACGCATTGACGAATATACACGACGTGATGCTAAGGAAGCCGATATGAAAGCGCGGCTTGAGGAGCTTGCTAAGGCATTACATGATAAGTATAAGAATTTGAGTTGCGCAGACATTGTGTGTAGTGAGGATTGGCAGAACGAATTTATGATGAAAGAAAGAATTAAGTTAACTAAACTCAAAATGTACAAAAAGATTTACCTATATATTCACGAAGATAAAGTTCATCGGAAAACGGGTGAGGAACGCGAACATTTCTTAATAAGAAAGGCAATGGCTATCTATTGGTTCAAGCGCCTAAAAAATTGTGAAGATGAAAAATGGATATGCGACGAAAATTATGGGCCTGTACAACTAAAATCAGACCTCTCCCCTCGTAGTGCGGGTGCCCGAGAAGGTGTAGAGATTGTTGAGGTATACGAGGATAACGAGGATAACGATTCGTTGGTACGTATCGAGCAAAAGCTGGACAGTTTGCTGAGTATGATGAGCGAGCTCTTCGAGAACAAGACTTTGTCTCCAAAGTACAAAGCTTGGTTGTAATAAGTTCTTGATTAATTAGCGAAAAGACTGATTCTTAAAAGCAAATAAACTACAAAGTTACTCACGTATCGAAAAATTGAAATTGAATTATTCGTAAGTCAGGTTGTGATATCAACGAGAACTATGTCACATCTTAAACGTAAAGAGAATATTGGGGAAGGTAAAGGAGTAGTACAAGATATCATGGTTATCATGGATAAATCAGCAAGTATGCTCCTCATGGGAGCAGAGCCTTTACAGGCTTTGAACAGCTTCATTAAAGATCAACAGGCCGATAGCAACGGTGCTAAGTTTTCTTTATGGATGTTCGACACCGTAGCACGGCTCATCATCGACGACCAACCGCTGCAAGACGTCGCTCCCATTACCGACTACGTCCCCAGCGGTCATACCGCCATGTACGATGCTATTGGCAAAGCGGTGAGCTTGAAGCACAGCAAGGACAAGAGCGACAACGTGATATGCATGGTTATCACTGACGGCTGCGAGAACAGTTCTCGAGAGTTTCGCACAACACAAATTCGTGATCTCATTAGCCGCGCAGAGTCCGACAAGAATTGGAAGTTCATCTTTGTTGGGGCATCAGATATCTTTGCGGAAGGCGCCAAAGCAGGATTCGATCCCAGTCGTTGTGCGGCTTATCTACCGTCTAGGCCTGGGACTCTACAGCAGCTTACCCAAGGAGTGAGTCAGACCGTGGTTCAGTACCGAAGTGTCACCTCCACAGGAGTCACATGCGACCTTAACTTGCGACAAAAGACGGCACTTATTGACACTGCTGCTGTGCTTCCAGGACCACCGCCTTCATCCGTCGCAATCGCCCTCTCCCGGGACACGTTAAGTCGCGATATTATAGTTTAAAAGTTGATCGAATAATGAGCAAAAATGTCAAGTAACGACGCTAAAAATAGCCTTAAAATTTCCCCTAATGAAAATAAGGACATTATTTCCGATCCACCACGGTCTCCTGATCCTTCTCATATCATGGACGGGCAATATGCAGTACTAATGGAAACAAGCGAAAAAGAGTGTGAGAGTTGGTACTATTTTATTAGAGTAGATGGTAACTTGCCCGCTCTACGCCATCTGCAGAATCAATTGGAACAGGTTGAGTGGTGTATTATGGATGATCTGAGTACGTTTGATTTAGACTTAGAACATCTAGTAACGGCTAAGACTGCTAAGCAGATGACTAAACTTGAGCTTAATTCATACTCTTTTCATCGTAAATTTGACGGAAAGTTACAGAAGATTCATCTAGGATTTAAGAAGAAAGATGATGATGAGCGTAAAATGGAGAGAACTTTTGACCTTCTAGGTTATGGGCAGATTGAAGATTACATTGACGATGAAGATCTGGATCCTGAAGACTTGACCGATGCAAGTTCGGAAGATGACTCCGACTCCGACTCCGACTCCGACTCTTCTGAAGATAAAAAAGAATTTAAGAAGAACAAACGTAGAGATCCGGGAATTCCTCCTGTTCTTCTTAATAGTAGTCGTCCAAGATGGACCCGTTCCAAGGGTTTACGTAAACGTGTTTAGATTTTGTATCCTTACCAGGAAACAAACTTATTTGTTACGTATAGAGAAATATACAAGAACTGTGAGAGATACTAATAAAATAGCTACAAGTATAGATATCACTATCGGCGAGCTTACAGAAGATATTCTTTTCCCTAACGATGGTGATGACCGGGCCAATTTATCCAGCTTTGAGGAAATCATTGTAAGTATATCATATGAATGGCCACCCCCTGCTTCTGCTGGTACGATTTGGTTACAACTTATTACACACTCTGCAAGAGTCATGGGATTATCTTGAAATCCCATAGTTGGTGATACTGAAACTCTATCAATATAATCATTATTAGGATTGACAGGATAACAAGCAGCATTATGACATTGGAACTTGATATCCTCGTAATTTTCACCAAACAACTGAGGCGATAGAACAAAAATAGGGGAAATACTCTCCTGTAGCCAACCTAAGTGGGAACTTGCTGAATCTATGTCCGAATCTTCCTCTATGGTTTGTTCAATCGGGTCCCCCACCCAACTGTATACAGGTTGTGTAGAAAAAAATTTAGTCTCAGTCTTCACATACTTTCCTTCGGTATTCTTGATAGGGGGGTTAGGATCCCAAGAAGGGAAAACCATAGTAGGAGAATGGGTAGATCCTTGGATGTGAACGTAAAGAGGTTTAGTCCAAGGTACGGGCTTAGTGTAAGCAATAAAGTATACGCATTCATCACTTATATTGTAAGGATCGTATACAAGTTTAACCTGGGTAGTATCCCATGGGAATGTAATTCTCTTTTTTGCACAGAATAACCCCATACCGTTGGGTATAGGTCTTACCATTGGATTAACAGCGTAGAATCTAAATGCAAATGACCATTTTCCGTAAGGATTCAATTTATTGGGGTGTGTACAAGTATACTTAAAATTATCATCTTCGCCTTTTATGACTGAAGGATGAGATATAAATCCGCGATGGACTCCCATTTTAGGATCCACCCAGTGGTATACACAGAAAGGAATAACGTCGCTTGCAATTGACAGTTCGATCTTTTCGGTTTCTAAAAACTTAGGATCAGTCATTTACATATAATGTTTAAAATAATTTGTTATTTAATGTAACCATTTTTACGTAGATTCTCTGTCAGGAATTCTCTTATATTCTCCAGTTTAACAGTGTAAGGGACTTCAATTAACATTATGCGGTGTTGTTTACATATACGTCTTTTCATATCATCTCTGTACTTCTGATTCATAAAGTGTTCTTTATTTCGATGAAAGTATGGTATATACTTATAGTGCTGCGCTCCATTATACTCTATTGCCAAACCTAGTTCAGAATTATAACAGTCTAGTTCTAGATTAAAGTTCCCCCCGGTTACAGGATTGCGTAAAAAATCGGGTCTTTGAGAGGGAAAAGGTTTTCCAAAGATACTTTGAAGCACCCTACGGCACTCAGCTTCTCCTTTGCTCTGTCTTGGAGCTCTTTTCTTGACCCTCTTAACACCACGTGTGGGGATAGATAGAGGTACAAAGTATTTTCCGGGCTTGGAGTATGTGCCTTTAGTCCCTTTAAGTTTGTTATATAATGCGAAGATTATTAGAGAGGCAACACAGAGTCCTAAGCAGATCTCAAATCCTCTCTCATCCCATAGTTTTGTTACTTTCTTCCACACCATCTTTATTCTTATTAAGATTTTCTTTTTCAAGTGGGATACTCTTTTTACAGAGAGGGCATTCGGCTTTGTAGTGACCCCACTCCTGAATACATTTCTGGTGAAAGATGTGGTCACATGAAAGTACCGCAACTTCATTTCCTGGTTTGAACTTGTCAGAGCAGATACTACAAGAGTTATCTTTCTCTTCATTTTCCTGATATTTACGTAATTTAACCTTGATTAGTTTCTTACTGTCGCGTTTCAGTTCACCTTCTGAACTACTCTCTCTCAATACTCTATCTAACATACTTTGTTCCATAGATAATACTTCATCAAACCAAAAGAACGCATCCAGGGGTGGTATGGGATCAATACTAGATAAAATACTGGTAATTTCTTCTAAATCGTGCGAAGAATCTTCAAGAACATAACTTTGACTAACCGTGGTTGTTTGTCCATTTTCTCCACCATATGTAGTTTCAATACTGAATCTAAATTCTGACATTGTTTCTTCTTAAAGTTTAATCAAGTGTTTCTAAATCATTTTTTTATTTTTAATAGAAAGGTGTTGAGTTCCACCCCAGATGGTTGAAAAGTTCTTGACAAACTTCATCATGGAAAAGTTTACGATCTATAGTTTTTAGTATGATAAACTCCTCTTTCTTACATGGATGTTTGTGACGTAACAGAAGCTGGTAAAGAACATACTGGGTATTGATAAAATTTTTACGATTAATGTGTTTAAATTTGCGGTCATATAACTCGGTGAGTGCATCAAAATCATCCAATAGCTGATCTTCCAAATGGTGGATATCATCTGCTTTCTTTCCGGTTAAAGTCTGGTGAATGAGATGTACATTCTCGTAATGATTAGAATATCCAAGTTCCTTCAAAAACATTAGAATATGGTTCTTCGTGATATTACGAAACCTTACATCTATAGGAGAACTCTTTGTACCTTCCAATAGATGATGGCGCTCAAATTGAACTTCAAGGTCGGTGTACACTACCGAAGGAATAGTGCTGTTCTGTTTTCCTTGATACTGCTTCACACAATCTCTAAAATGAACCTTGCGATCATACATATATTTACTTGATATATTAACTCTGTCTATATCATTATAGGAAGAGTTATGCTTCATCACTGTTTGTTGGGCAAAACATTTCATGCATATATAAGTATTTCGATCAATGATATCGAAATCTCTTTTATTACGGCAATTACCACAAACTATGTTATGTTGCTTAGTGTCACCAGTCTTATTGATATCTATGTATTTACGTGCCACATCCAAATAATTCTTAATGAGTTGTTTCTTTGCTTTATTTTCTTTTGTAGGTTTGCCCATGAAATTCATCTTGATAGGTACACGCAGTATATTCTTGTACTCCTCAATGAGGTGAACACTTTCAGCGATATAAAAATTTAGAGTTGCTTTAGTTTCAGCTTTCTTAATCAGATCTCCAAGACGTTCATACTCGTTCTTTAAGTTTCGACGAAGCCTCCCGGATAAAGTTTGAGACTCTAAGGATTTTTTCAGGTCTGTTAGTTTAGCCCTGTATGCAGGAAGCTTAGAATACTCTTCCTTAAATTGTTGACGAATCTTAGTATCGATTGTCAATATATTCTTGTTAGACATCGTCCTTTGTCTCTCTCCAAGATTTGTTTAAGTAACTCAGGGTAATTTCTTATCAGAATGATTATAGCACTATTAATTTATCCTAATATCGCTGTATTCGCTTGTAGACATGTCTAGATACAATTACGAGGTCTATCCAAAGCTTTCTCTTCCGCTGTAACCCTGTTACCCTTTCGTATGCAAACTTCTAGTTCAATCCCTGTAATTGAAGTTTAATCAGCCAATGGTCGAGTTTAGAATATTATTATTATTACCCATACTCAATTTCTCTATATTTTTTCTAATTTAAAAAATTAATATTGCACTATTAATAAAAATGGCATCTATTTGTACATCCAATGTAACATCTGGCTTCATTGATCTTGCGACTTTCGACGAGATCGAGAAGTATCTCTACGGTGGTCCCGACGCTACCGCATATTTCGTTCGTGAGACGCGCAAGTCCACGTGGTTCACTCAGGTCCCCGTTGTTCTATCGCGCGCTTCTGGCAACCCGGCTTTTGGCCAGGAATGGGCGGTCGCTATTTCTCGTGCTGGTGATTACTTGCTCCACACGTGGCTTCGTCTGCAGACCCCGGCGGTAGCCCTCTCAGTTGCGGCTAAAGCCGCTGGTAACGATACTCTTCGTTGGACTCGTAACTTCATGCACAACATCATTCGTGAGTGCTGCATCACGTTTAACGACCTTGTTGCTGCTCGGTTCGATAACTACCATTTGGACTTCTGGGCGGCCTTCACTGTCCCGGCCGGCAAGCGCAATGGCTACAACAACATGATCGGTAGTTTCCCGGCCATGACCCAAGGTAGCCCGGCCGGAACTATTCAGTCCTTTACTCTTAACCTCCCGCTCCCGTTCTTCTACAGTCGGGATAGTGGTGTTGCCCTCCCGACTGCGGCTCTCCCGTATAACGAGATGCGTGTAAACTTCGCCTTCCGCGACTGGAGTGATCTTCTTATCATGTCCCAGTCTGGTCTCCTCGGTGCAGAACAGCGCAAACCGATTGCCCCTCTTACCGATCTTGTCGGTGGAACCCCCGTTCTTGGCGTTACTCAGGTCTGGGCTGATTACGCTATTGTCTCCAATGACGAGCGTAAACGCATGGCTTGCGCCCCGCGTGACATCCTTATCGAACAGGTACAGACTGCTCCTCGCCAGGCCTTCACTCCGGCTACCAACGCGCAGCAGTCCTTTGACGTTCGCTTCTCGCACGCCATCAAGGTTCTCTTCTTCTCGGTTCGTAACAAAACGAACGGAGCTGAATGGTCGAACTACATGACCGCTTCCCCGACCAATACCGGTGCGGGTACGGTCAACTTCACCCCGGCCGGAACGGCTGACCCGATCCTTCAGACCTCGCTCATCTACGAGAACACCAATCGTCTCGCCCAGATGGGTTCGGACTACTTCGCGCTTGTCAACCCGTACTTCCATGCCCCGGTCATCCCGCTTGACACTGGATTCCACATGTACTCGTACTCGCTCGACTTCATCTGCCTCGACCCGATGGGATCCACTAACTACGGTAAGCTCACCAACGTCTCTGTCGTCCCGGAGGCGTCTGCCGCCGCTGTTGCTGCCGCCACTGGTGCCGGCGGTGACGGTGCTGACTACGTGCAGTCGTATGAGTTCATTATCACGGCCGTTAACAACAACATCATCCGTATCAGCGGAGGTGCCCTCGGTTTTCCTGTATTGTAAGGGTCCAACAAGTTGTCACACAATCCTATTTTTATACCTATTTCAAGTATAAAATTGATTTAAGGTTTTAACCATTTAGAGTAACGGGAAATGAGTTCACATAAAGTATCACCCTGGTATGGAGGCAAGCCGAGTGGTTGGCTGAACGGATCACAAGTCTGCTTTACCAGTTCAACCGGCCTCAAGTCTAAATTGCTACCTGACGTTGAGTCCGCCAGAGTATATCAACTAGCCATGTCTGACACACATGAGCTTACTAAAAATAAGTATCGAATAGTTATAGCCAAAAAACCGTACGTAGAAGTACAGCTACAAGGAGACCACATAATGAAGTGCGATATAGAACACTTACCTTTGGTGCAAGAACGTATTTGGACTGCAAATAAGGCAGTGGGTAAGTACTGCTGGTACGTGAAGTCTCGAGCTAGTAAGAAACGAGATCAGGACTACTGTTTGTTTCATCGCCGCGCTTATCCCCACATTAAGGAGATAGATCATATTAATCGTGATGGTTTGGATAACCGTAGCTGTAACATTCGCGAAGGTTCGGGGCGTGTTAATGCAACCAATCGACGAATTCAGAAGAATAATACATCGGGACATAAAGGAGTACGATTCGAGGAAGGTGCTAAAGCAAGGTGGAAAGCTCAGTGGGTAGACAAGGAGAGTGGGAAAAGGCGTACGAAGTCGTTCAGCGTGGCTAAGTACGGGGAGGAAGAAGCAAAGAAGTTGGCCATTGCTTGGCGCCTAAAGCACGCGCCTTGTCCCGAGGATTTCTGTTAATAGTACATAAATACCCCACTACATTTTGTGGTTTTCCTCAATTTTTATACAAGAATTTGTATAAAATCACGCCTCTAGTGCCGCAACCCGGTCTGTGAGCGTCCGAACCATCTCCTGTAGCGCTTCTATTTTTGCTTCTGCTGCCGCTAATTTTATTTTTTCTGCTTGCTGTATTCGATCGATCTCTTGTGTCGCAGAAAAGTGCATTGCAAATATTTTCTGTTTATCCAACGTGTGGAAATCGTCTACTTCCTTGCCATAACAGAAGACATGCGCATAGGAAGCATCGAACGTAAAACTTCCATCTGCATTCCCAACGACTTCCTTCATAATTTCACCTTCACTTGTATTATTACTGACATAGAACTTGTATTTCACCCCACTGGCATCTGGTAGATCAGTTGAAGTCATGGTTTTATCGACCCAGCTTGTATCAATCATTTTCATGACATTTGGGATGTAGTCTGTCACTTTATGGACTGCTTCTGGCAGATGCTCTGCAACATCTTGTGCGATAAACCCGATAGTTCGATTGGATGTTCTATTTATTTCGTCTATATAATTATACCAACAACAAGGAATGTCTCTAACTACTTGGAGAGCCTTACCGTCGTCTGCTTCTATAATGTTTTTCTTTATTCGTTTGTCGCTCGCACCAATATAGACAGTTCCATAGATCATGCCTTCACCGATAATTGAAAGGTTGACGGTCCCTGCAAACGACATTTCACCGGTGTCACTATCAAATCTCATGGATCTGGATCCGTTTATATGACGCGCTACTACATATTCCCCGTCAGGATCCGCACTATTGTTGGTGGATGTTACACTCGTGACTACATCAAGTCCGGCGCGAGGTGAATCTGTTCCAATGCCTACACGGCCATTGCTATCGACCATGAATTTTGGGACGGTGTCTTCAAAAGCTTGCCCAACGGCATTCAAAGCCGCTTTTCCAAACACCCCCCACCCTGGGGTTGTGCTCGAGTTGTACGTGTGTACCTTGAATTGCGATCCAATAAAACTAAATCGATCTGGTCCATAACTACTGGCAGCCTCATTATTCCCGATGTAGAATACCATTTCCGTTTTGTCGACATCGGGACCGCCCGTACCTGTATCATGATGAGTCCTCGTCCCTATCATTGCAGACGAATAATAAGACCCCTTGTATTCCAGTGAGTCTTGGCTTGCGAAATCAATACAACCGCCTGTATTTCCAGTTTCTGACCCTACGTTTTCGCCAACAAACAAAGTACCATTGACATGCAATTTGGCGTGAGCTACAGGTGTCGGCGTGCCGATACCTACGTTACCCTCGATGATGATATTTCCGTTTAGATCCTGCTGAAACGCATTTGGATTGGACGACGGTCCGATATTCAGCACACCAGCTCTGTTTTTCCATAACCGATGATCGTTGATGTTGCTGCTTGACAACGCGATTCCGTTATCGAAGCTATCTCCATCTTGCTTCACCACTAGTATGCCTGTCGAATCTATTCCAACCCCACCGTCAATATTGACACGATCCGTAAAAGTTTTTTCCCCGATATCACTACCTGAAGAAACCAGGGCGGTCCTACCGATGTGCACGTTAAATGTTTTGTTACCTAAACCACTCATTTATCTTTATCTTAATATCGTTAAAATTAAGATTTTTATTCGTAAATATGATCACTTGTGTATAATTTTTTTTACTAAGTACGCTACAATTCCCATCAACCCCAATAGAGCCATTACAATGATCACAATTTCCAGAGCAGATTGTCTTTTCTTTTTACTACCCTTATTTTTGCCTTCGCCTTCTCCTTCGCCTTCTCCTTTCACGAGATTACTTCCACCTCCACCCCCATAATTATTACAAGCCTTAATAGTATCTTCAGATATTGGACTCCAACATCCACCAATACACATGTTTTTTCCACCGCGTTCAAGACCAGTCTCTTCACAAACACCCCCTATATTGCATACAACATTACCGTCTGTCGGGCATGGATGTGGACCTTTCACATTGGACCCGTCCCCACTCGGGACACATTCACCGCCTTGATTATCAACACAACCAGAAGGGCACTGCCCAATCCCACCAGTTCTTCCCCCTACTTCGCAACATGTCGTAGGTGACATTCCGACAGGGGGAGGATCGCAACTGAAAAGGGACGCAGTAAGGAGATTATGCTCTTTTTCATGATAATGTTCAACGTGTCCTAGTTTCTTGGTTAGATGCTCGTAAGATTTTGGACAACCCATACTGGTCTTCCCGGTCTTTTTGCTTTCGAAAGCCGGAAATCCGTTAAATTTTCCTCCTGCTTCCGACACAGGTTTCTTTACTATTTCTCCGTTCTCAATCTGAGGTCTCAATAATGCTTCTGCTTTTACGCAGTATCCACATCTGGAACCCATTGAATAAAATATTATAGACATTTTAGTATATATCAACGAAAATAAAAATAGACGTCTAATATTATTTTATTTCTTTAGGAAATATAAAGATGCGTAAAGACTTTATATTTGGCCTTTCTACTGTAGGGTTATTATTAGTACTGCTAATTATTTATCTAGTAATAAGAAAAAATAATGGCGATCATTATCAAGCGGCTATAGGAGCTTTAAGACCTTCTCATCCGGGAGAATACGAAGATATTGGCGGAGTACCACGAGGTCTTGGATGGGTGTAATAAAAATTACTACAACCCAATAGCCCTTTTAATATCTTCCGTATCTTCCTTAAGAATTTCGTACTTTTTCTCGAGAATTTCGTACTTTTTCTCGAGAGTGTTTATCTTCTCGGAGAGATGAATATTCTCTTTTCTTAAATTAGAGATTGTATACTTATCTTTTTCAAGATTATCACTGCGTTTATCGTGAAACATTTTATTCTATAGCACTAGCTCGGCCATTTTATTCATTTTCAGATTAACCTAGTAAAAAAGTTAGACAATGAATTATATATTCTTACACTAAATGAGTGAAAAAGATAATGAGAGACGTATTCAAATAGAGATTGAACTTGAGAATAATGCAGCCACTTGGATGCGACAGATGGTGACAACTATGTCAATAGCTATCGCCGTTATGGCATACTTTGAGTTGAAAGGAAACATTAAAGATTCACCTCTAGCTATAGCATCAGTAGGGTTATTATTACTTACTTCTATAATCATAGGTATTATGAGTTCTCTTGCTTATAAGAGACGTAAAAACTTGTTAATTAAAGATGGTATTCTGACAGACCCGGTAGAAAACAAATGGTATTTCCTTGTAGGAATAGCTTCTGTGATTGGCTTCGTAGGAGTAGGTATAGCAGTGATAACTAACAAGGCAAATAACTGATATAAAGAGAAAACTCGGTCATCAACAAATAATGAGCACCTTTCACATTGACAACGAGATAGATAATTTAGTAGATAAACTTACTGACCAATTTAAAACACGTTTGAAAAAAATAGTAAGACGTAGTGAGAAGTTGATACTCAAACAGTATATTGCTTCGCAAAGAGAAACTATGCGTGCTACCAGGGGTACTCGATTTAAGACTCCAAAACCCAAATCTAAACCAGTGTCTAATATTACACCCAATATCCATAAGAAAATGGTTAAATCACGAGGAAAAACCAACGTTCCACGTCGAGAGAAAGACTACTCGTATGAAGATTTCGGGTCTTCTGATGATGAATAAATAAAATTGATCAATCTAAAAACATCCTATTTTTAGAATAAAAATGAGCACTCGCCGTAAAAAGAAAGTTCTAAAGAACTTAAGCAAGTACAAGACCATTTGGCATCCAGAGTCAACGCTTGTATATAAGTCCAAGAAGGAACGTCTTGTTATTGGGAGATATATCAAAGACGATGATAATCTTATTCCTCTGGATCAAGAGGCCCTTGATCTTTGCGAAGAATGGAATATGAAACCTGACGAGTCGTTGATAGAAGACGATACATCCCAAAACGACGAGAAAGAACAAGAAGATGAACAAGAAGGTGAAGGTGAAGGAGGTGAACAAGAAGGTGAAGGTGAAGGTGAAGGTGAAGGTGAAGGAGGTGAACAAGAAGGTGAACAAGAAGGTGAACAAGAAGGTGAACAAGAAGGTGAACAAGAAGGTGAACAAGAAGGTGAACAAGAAGGCGAAGGCGAAGATAGCGAGCCACCACTTTCTTCGTCTGAAATTTCCTTATCTAATATCAATCAGGTTGTAGACCAGTACAATAGTTACTCCAAATCTTTTCTGTCCGAATTGGTAAAGTGGAATAAAGCGTGTGAGTCTTCTCACCTGGAGAAACTCTCCGCAAAGCAAAAAGAGTACGATGAACTCAAATCTAAGTACGACGCCATACAGAAGAAGTTTGATACCATGAAAAGCCTTTTTGCATAATAATTTATTCTGACATTGATATAAATGAGTAATATCAAAGTCTCTAGATCAACCTATTCTAAATTAGATGGGTATAACGCAATTTTGTATACAAGCCCTTCCCAAAATCAAGGCTGTGCACCCAAAGTGAACAAATCTACCAAAGAGGATTTTAGGGAGAATCTTGGATCATTCTCTCTATCAGCCGCTGTAAGATACCCGTATAACTGCTGTAGAGGATGCGGCGACTGTAAACATGGTACTTTAGCAGGTGTTACATAACTTAAATGAATAAAAACCTCATATAAATGGTATTCGTTGTATTATACATTCACACAGATAAACCATCATATTCAGAAGCTCTAGGTGTATTTTTTAACAAGGCAGATGCTGTCGCAGAATTACTTGAACGAGCCAATTATCGAGAAAAAAATGGTATTCTTACCCAATATATGAAGCCTTGCGACGAGTATGAATCATTTGAAGCACTGTCATTATTGGTGGCGAGTAAAATGGAACTAGTTGATACAGACATCTATAGAATTAGCGAGCTTCCCGTACAAGGATCTCAATAATTATATTGTTATATCTTAAAGTGATGAAATATTTAGAATTTTTTATTAGATTGTTAGCTTTCGCTGTTACATTATTCTTGTTGCTTGAATTTATGGTAGCTTGTGATATGGACACCTGGAAAGCCGCAGCAATATTTACTATCGCATCGTTGAGTGTCATATCCCTATTTTTCTTGACAAAACAACATCTAGTGATAACTTGCAAACATTGTTCTTCCAAGATATCACCTGTAAAAAATAATGTGAGTAATATGTTCAAGAAAAAGACATAATGTGTATCCATATGTAAGCAAAATTGCTTACATATTCTGAAAGAATGTTTTCACTTGTATATACTCTATTAACTTTCCCAAATAAACGGTAGTCGAGCTCATCACACCGAGTGTCAGCATTCTTGTGGGATCATATCCCATATAATATACTACAATATAGTCAAGTCAATCTTTAGACGACTTAAGGAAAGGCCGTGACGTTCAAGTCGTTACCACTAGCACCAACAGATGCAAGTTCTTGCTGAGACATGTTGATACCACCGATGGTGGACATTCCTGTAGTAGTGTTGATGATGTTAGCAAGGGCGCCAGCGGTCTCATTCTGTACACCACCGAGGACGTTCATGGCACCCTGATTGAGATCAATAGCAGGGTCCACAGATACCTGAAACCATCCAGTGCTGCTCGGAACAATCGGGAGGTCTCCTCGAATCCAATCGCCTTGAGATCTAAGATGGCTATTTCTATTGGCAAACATCATACGGTCATATACGATGACATTATCAAGCTGTTCACCCATATTGTTCAATGTACTCATGTTTCCGACAGGGAGAGTATTAGTAAAACCGTCACTTGCGGGGTGACTATCGATAGCCTCAGACAAGACTTCACGAGCGTTACCATTTAGGTAGTCTGCCTTCATGAGAGGAGGAGCAGACCCAGCAGCGCAAGACTTCGGAGATTGACCCTTTGCAGGACCGGCACAGTCAGCGGCGAAGCACCCAGCTCCACCTCCGCAGCTACCGCATCCATATTCCTCCGTGTAGTTCTCTTTGGCCATCTTGGCATAACCTAGGGGGTTACAAGGGACCCCCATATTCTTGAAGGAGGGAGCGTTGTAACGAATCTGTGATCCAAATTGGGTATTTGCGAACCGAGGAGAAAGGTTGGACTGGAAAGTACCTGGGGTCTGGAAGAAATCGGGTCCCGAAACTCCAGGAGCGTTGGAAATCCCAGTGGCCAATCCCGGGGAGTTAGACCAAAGTTTAGTGTTATACGTATCCTGGAGAACTGAAGTCTTACCATTGTGTCGAGCTAGTACAGAAGGACGAAGAACTCTGCTAGGAAGCATACCAAGACCTTCCAAGACAGGAGCATCTCCTTTACTAGGGTTGAAATTACAAATCGCGACGACAGCAACAATAAGCGCTGTCAATGTGCATATGAATCTACCGTCAAACATTGTTTTATTTATGAGTAAGAAAGAAAAAAAATATTATTTTCGCCGAAGTGAGTCTAAATAATATTCAAATTATTGAAATTCTATGAGTTGGATCGTTTTTATTATTTGTTAAGGATTTCAGAAATGAGTAAGAAAGAAAAAAATATTATTTTAGTCCGAGTCTGGTACTTGAACACAAATATGTTATCATCCAAAACGCTTGCCTTCATCTAAAAATTCCTGCGTTTTCTTTTTGAGTTTTCTGCGTCGTCTTTTCCATGATAGTTCGGCGAGGTGACATGCTCTTTTAACAATCTTCACATCGAAGGAAGAATAGCCGTTATACAAGTACAGAAAAGGCAATAGTTCCCTACTTTTATACGTCACTGCTGGGTAATGATACCCCTCCGTCCCGATAAGGATGATATTCATATTTGGCTCAGCATCGAAATAGCCATCGTCGCCTCCGCGATTTCCTAGGTATTCGAATGGTTCCTCGTACCATTGGTTATTATCAAGGTCATAATACCCGAAACCCTTATCAGACATTAAGGGTCCCCATTGCAGACCGCGCCTTTTAAACAGTAAGTCGTAATCGTCGCCTAACTGAAATAGGTCACCCTTCAATTTCGCGTTTACTTTATACAATGTTCCGTTTATACGGGAGAGTCTTCCGGAGGAATCGCGCGACCAAAATTTATCGATATTGATAGCTTTTAGACCCAAGTCATTATATTCATCTTTGCTCACGAGATCGATATTCACTCGTTTAGAGAAAATCCGTGCCTTGTTATAGTACATTCTCCAGTTGATGTCCAATGGGGCGGTCTCTGGGTTGGCTGTCGGGAATTTAATAGCTTCTAGCGTCTCTTCCCGGCTAATGTACTCTGGATAATAAATGCGGTTCAGTTTACGTCGGTTCATAATTTTAATCAAGTCTTCTCCATCACTGTCCCCCGGAGAAGACGGTAGAGATCGATATAACTTTAAAAATTCTTCGCGTATCTTCAAACGTTCTTTCATTCTTTTGTTTGTAAGAGATAGTGAAATCGCGTCTTCACCGGGTAATAATGAGTATAACGACTGCATAAGCCCTTGGTTCTGACCAAAAATATTTTTAAATTCTATCCAGTTTGGGCGCTCCTCTTCTTTCCCTTCACCCTTCCCTTCAGAAAAAATGACAATCTTACGAGCTAAGGCCTTATTTCCTTTGTTATTTTTTATGCAATATTCCGATCCTTCCACGAAAGGGAACTTGATTTTATTGCTTAGCTTCTTCCACCCACTAAACGTTGGATTCTTACAGAAGGCGCGAATATCATGGATATGTTTGGTAGCGGAGACGTTTCTACTCGTTTCTGGTTGCGATGAAATTTCCCTGCTCATTCTTTAATTTATAACTAAGAAGTATGAAAAATAATTAATAATATAAACATGGACTTTTTAATGATAACTACTATATCGTTAGTAGGATTTGGTATTGTTGTGACTATACTATTGTGGCATTTCACCACGGACAGGTTCACGCCAATGGCGGTTGAAGTCCCAGATTATAAAGGTCTCTGTCTATTTGACATAGATGGAACCCTTACTACTGGGAGAGAGAATGAAAAAGTAGTTCAATATTGCCTTGATAAAGGTTATGCGGTAGGAATAGCAACAGCAGGCAAGATATATACGCCTAGTAACCTAATGAACTATGATTGGATGCCGCGAAACTTGTATGACTTCATGAAAAGAAATAACTTTGATACATTTAACAATGTAGCGAGTGGTATACTTACAGGGCATTATAATTCGGCTGCTTATACTAAGACACTTGAGAATAAACCTGATGATGTTTTCTGGCCAGGATGGTTCAAGGGTTTAGCGTTAGAAAGATCTGGAATGCTCTACGGTATCAGTGAGCCATCTCAACTTATACTATTCGATAATGACCCGGATTTTCTAATGGGGGTAAGACACTACAATAGCAATCTTAGAGTGATATGCGCTGGAATGCCATGTAATGGCACTCTAACAAAGGAAGTAGTAAGTCATATTTTGGGTTAATTTGGTAGTTATACTCGTTTGAGTATAATTAATTTTCTTGTTCGAACCACTTCTGGCTAGAGTCTTACGACCTTATCAAAAGTACCGGAGATAACCTGATGAGCTATAATTAGTGTAAGCTTGCCATCGAAGTTATCTCTGATCCCATCGAATACAATACCTGTCATGTCTTGATCGAGGCTAGCCGTGCACTCATCGAGAAGAAATAATGGTGTGTTGAACATCTCACCAAGTGCTAAAGTATATGCAAGTACTACTCTTGAAAGTTCCCCTCCGCTCAGCATAAGGAGATCGCATTCCATACCCTTATACTCGATTTGCACACTAATAGATGGTTTGGTACTTTTCTTTGTAGTCTTGAAAGGCTTGAGTTGCACGGAAATTGGATTATCGGGGAAGAAGACATCCAGAAAAGATCTTGCGTGTGTGTTGATGATCTCAATGGTATGCATCATCGCCAGACTTTCAGCTTCCAGTATCTTCTCCTTAAGAGTCATGATAGACCCGTAACGTTGTCGAGCATCCTTTTCCTCCTCTCTCAGTTTTTTTACACGACTCTGGAGGCTCTCATAAGACTTTCTTTTTTCATCATATCTTTGCCATAACTCAATCTTTTCTAGAGTTATTGCGTGTTCCTTGCGTTCTTCCTGTAGGGAAATTATCTCGTCCTCGTACTTCTTCTCCGACGTTTGCATCAGTTCACATGTACGTACTTTATTAAACAAATCTTCGTGTTTCTTTAGGGATATCTGTATGTCTTGTTCATGTCTTTTCTGTTCTGCCTCTACGTCACTCTTTTTCTCCGTCAGAGAGTTATACTTACTGAGTAACTCCTTCTCTTGATCTATCAATGATTCTAATTGAACGCGATCTTCTATTTCAAGCTCTTCATCTAGCTTAGAATCTATTTCCATTTGTTCTAGTCGTGCACCCATCGATTCCACTGTCTTTTTGGAAACATGAAAGGCCTCGGATAATCCTTCTTGTGACTCCAGACGAGTAATTTTCTTACTAAGAGCTTTCTGAGTCGCCTTATAATCTCTCAGATACTCTAAATCGTCTCTTAATGCTGCTAGAGTTTCGTCGACAGAACCTCGATTCTCATGATCTTCGTATAATAACAATAACTCTTTTCGTTCAACTTCATACTTCTCGTATAATTTAGAATTGTGCTCCTGTTCGATCATCTTCCTTTTTGCATGTTTCAATTTGGAATTTAACATCCTGACATGTTCCTTCGCATTTTCTAGTTTTTGAGAATTATCATCTATATAGTCAATTTTCGAGCAAAGTGTAAGTTTCCCATCGCATAGTTTCAAGACGCTCGAACAAGATGGGCATTTATAACTGTCCTGAGCTGATTTGAGTCTTCTATACTTTTCCTGTGCATTATCCAGAGTTTCTTGTGCTAAAGACACTTTTTCGCGCATTGTCTTTAGAGCATCGGGATCGTATCCAAGATCAGATACGGCTTCATCTAGTTGTTTAATTTTAGCGAAATCCTTAATACTAGTAGTTGTATCCAGTATTGCAGTTCGTAAATCTTCCTTATTATACAACGCGTAAAGATCCTTCTTGAGACGTAGTAATTCTTTATCTCTGCATTCTTTCTCATTACGCTCCATCTGTTCCAGCTCATTTTGCCTTTCTCTATATCTTGTCCGAAGATCGTAGAGTTCTTGTCGAGCGTTTACAGTCTTCAGAAGTTTCACGTACTTTTGTAGATTGTCATTGCCTGTGTAACATAAAATATTTAGTTTATCTTGTAAAATCTTATGTTGTTCCTTTAGAGCTTTCACTCGAGAAGTTCGGGTTGAAAGCTCTGCGTTCAAAATTTTGGTGGCGACTAGTTCCGTGTGTACTCGTTGCTTCTTCTTTTCAGCCTTGGAGATACGCACTGCACAGTTCTTGTAACGTACATGAGTATTCTTAATAACTCTAGGTCTATTATTGACTTTGCATTTAATAGGGAAGCTGACCTTTTTGGGTTCTTCCGTTTCTTCGATCAACTTTGTGATCATTCGCAAGTTGGAACTCACGGAAGTTACCACGTCTCTTCTTCTTGTCGATTCCACTTTCAAGCGTTTCTTCATATCGGATATACATACATCTTTGCATATAAAACTTTCTAACATCTCTAGTTTTTCTCGAGGACTCTTGAGTATAAAACTAGTAAGATTATTCTGCTGAATATAACTACTAGTCTTAAATGTATCTCCAAAATACTTGTTTATAATCTCTTGACCAGCTTGATCCTCGTACACTCCATTGACTACTAGTCTATTGGGTCGTTTGGTACGTACTATATTCATATCCTCAAAGTCAAGTTCAACTTTGGTAGATGTTTTACCATATGCTTGAAGTTTAGTACCTTCTCCAAATAACGCAAAAAAGATACCCCTTAAGATTGATGTTTTACCTGACCCACTTGGTCCTGAAATTAAGGTTAAACCTTCTGAACCAAACTCAAATGTTCGATCAGTGTAACAAAGAAAGTTTTCTAGTCGGATTCTCATTTTATTTACTCATAATTCTCTTAAAAAAAGAAATCAAAATCGTATTTAAGGAGACGGTCGTGGTAAGGTAAAGAAATGCTGACTTATAAGACATACACTAAAAATCGTTTGGCAATCAAAGGAGACCGTAAAAAGTATTATCCGGCCCTGAAATCGATAGGTGCACGTTGGAATCCTAAGATGGTAGGTGGTGAGGGATGGGTTATATCTTGTAATCGAGAAACGCAATTGAAAGAATTAATTTCTAACCTGAAAAAAGAGGAAAAGTATGAGAAACTAACCAATAATAAGAAAAATAAGTCTAAACATGGTAAATATCATCGTGAAGGCAGTGACAGTGATGAAGATAGCGATATAGAAATAGACCCGGCTGTTCGAGCTCTATTGGATCAGAGAATCAATTCTCGTGTAGATTCTCTCCAAGAGGAAGAACAAGAAGAGAAGGAAGAGGAAGAGGAAGAGGAAGAACAAGAAGAGAAGGAAGAGGAGGATGAAGAACAAGAGGAGAAGGAAGAGGAAGACCAAGAGGAAGACCAAGAGGAAGACCAAGAGGAAGACCAAGAGGAAGACCAAGAGGAGAAGGAAGAGGAAGACCAAGAGGAGGAAGACCAAGAGGAGGAAGACCAAGAGGAGGAAGAACAAGAGGAGAAGGAAGAAGAGGAGGAGAAGGAAGATCTGGCTGTTCGAGCTCTATTGGATCGAAGTTCCCATGTAGCTTCTTTCCAAAATTTAGATGAAGATATGACGAGTGGGATGATTAACCAAGACGAAGATAATGGAATACTCTTAGTACAGGGTAATGTGTCAAAGGTTAATAGCCCTTCTTCACACGAACGTATTGAAGTCACATACACAAAAAAGAAGAGACACAAGGAAAAGCTATCTCGCGTGGATAAGGAGGATCAAAGAAGAGCGAAGAGAGCTTTAAAAAAGGAAATTCACAGAAAGGAGAAAGAGAAAGCAATGCGTAGAGCACAAGAGAAGGAAAGACGGGCCCGTAAGGAACGTGATTCTTATCGCAGAGTTAGTAAGAGAGAATCTCATCGTAAAGAGAAACTGTTACGAGAACACAAATCAACTAGAAAGAAGGAAAAAACTCGACGCCAGGATTCTCACGATCCTCTACAATATTATAGAGACTTTCGGAAGAAACCATCAGACTTTCGTAAGCTCCATGTCAGTTCTCCTACATTATACTCATCTTCGGCGTCTGAATCTTCTTCTTCAGACGACTTTCCGAGTCCCAATACACCCCATAGTAGTCGAGATCAAGAAAAGATGTTCAAAAAGATGAGAGATTTACAGCGGCGTCTCTATGAGACTGAAATAGAGAACCGTAAGCTTCGCGCTCAACGACGTCGGAGAAAACACAACTGAATATAAAATTTAAACTATATAATATCAGTTGTATGGCTCAAGTATTTATTAAACATAGGTTAGCAGGATTATTCCCTCCTGATGAATGGGATAATCCCAAAAGACATATCAGTGCTCTAGTGAAAGGAGGCAAAGTACTGGCGTACGGAGAATCAAGTCTAGGGGGGAGACCTTATTGTACTACGATTCGCGGTCGTTCTTGTCACTCAGAGATGTCAGTATTAAAATATATAAGTTCGGATCTAAAAAATAAGAGAAAAGTTGGTAAATATACTATATGGAACGTAAGGTGGTCTCGTAGTGGGAAATTAGTAAACTCGAAACCATGTCATCATTGTCAAAAAGTATTATTGGGTGTTGGAATCAAGAACATAGTATTCTCAACCAACAGCGGTATATTTATCAAGACAAAGCTAGCTGAACTGGACTGTCAATCAAGTTCGGGATTTAGGTACTAAAAGTTTTCACTCATAAATGAATGAAAATCACTTTAGAATTGATTTTGAAGAACAACTCTCTGAAACTTAATGAGTAATGAGTAAATACGACCCACTTCCAAGAGGGAAATGCCCTCTGTGTAAAGATTATGTCTGGTCAGATCAAGGTAGAAGCAAGGATAATAAAGGGGTGTATCGCCATCTCAAATGCCCGAAACGGGTGGCGGGACGCGTTGAAGAACTAGAGATGACAAATAGAGCTCTTATAAGAAGAGCCAAAGAATATGAGCGTAATTCTAATCCTAATTATAAGTTTGGGAAAGATACAAGAGAACGTCATCTCCTTGCTGGATTCAAGCTTTATCTCAGACTCCCTCAACCCCGGGCTTCTATCGAAGAATACGGAACGCAGGAAGGATCAGAATTTAAATGGACTTTATCTAAGTTGCATAACAAATTAGAGAAGTTAAAATCTAATACAAAAACATTATAGACAATACTAAGATATAATTTATAAATTATATCTCAAGTTTAGTATTATTTTTTGTTAAATTATGAAAGAATACAATTATCGCACATTCTGATATCTTCTTTGTCCTTGATCTTTGTGTCTGTATCCAGTTCCATCTCAATCATTAAAACAGAAAGTAGATCATCGATACCCTTATTCATTTTGGCACTAACTAATACATGAGGAGCACCAAGGGAGTCGGCAAATTGTTTTCCGGCTTCCAAACATTTATTATTATGGTTATTCTCTATGTCATTTTTATTTGCAACAACCAGAATTTTTATTTTACCCAACTTACCAAGCGTACGAAGATATATCTTATGAAGTCTTTGTAGTTCTTGTACAGTAGAAGGTCTGGTAATATCATAGACGTATACTATAGTATTTGTACACTTTATATATGGTAATGTTACAGCTTCAAAACGCCTATTACCTGCTAAATCCCAAATCCCAATTTTCGCATCATAACTGGGAACTTTTCGAGCGAAATAGTCGACACCAACGGTGGCGGTATAGTCTAGATCTGGTTCTTTGTTCGCTAAACGGCATCCAATGCTGGACTTTCCTACAGCGCTTTCGCCGCATAACGTTATTTTAAGAACCCTTTGCTTGCTCATTTATATTGTGTAATATAATCTTTTAATACCTAAAGATTGACTAGTTGAAAAATAAATCATGTTAACTAATGAATCTATCACATTTGGTAAATACAAAGGTAAAACACTAGGCCACGTCTTAAAGGACAGAGGATACTGTACATGGCTTACTTGCCAAGAATGGTTTAGAGAGAGTTATGAATATCTGTATAATAGAATATGCGAGTATAAACCACGCACCTATTTCCTAGGTTCTAATGAGTCAGAATATAAAGAATTTTTATCGGACTACGAGTTTTTTAATCTTAAGGATGTAAAAGAGATACAACTACCTCTCACTTTATCGGAACAGATGTGCTACAAGTACTACCTTAAAATGATCCAGGAATTACGCGAGAGTGTATGGAGAAGAATGGAGAATGAGGAAGAAAATCCGTACGATATTAAAGCCCCTACTAAATGGCTGCAGCGTTTTGAGAAAGACTATGGTATACCAAGAGTTGAATTCAAAGAATTCTTGTCTTCTTATGACCTTATTAATATTCCATATATCGTAAAAAGAATCAAAAAAGAAGGAGGAATAGAGTACAAAGGCGCTGATTCCTTCCTTATCGCAAAAGCTCGATCAGTAGATCAGGAAAAATGGTGGGAAAAGGTACTTAAAAACCGATATGGAGAATCTATCACTGTACAATATAGCTATAAAAATTGTATATTTGATTTTCTTAACATAGATACGCATACCATATTCGAGTGTAAACTGGGTTTGAAAGACTTTTCAGAAGAACAACATCGGAAATATAAACTTGTTCTAAAAAAGTATCGTATTATATATCTTATCTCAAAGAATTGCGTTGTTGATATGGAACAGAAGAAGATATTCACTCAGAATATTGAAGAGTATGCATCTTATCTGTCATCTATCCCCAGTATGAGTAAACCCAGTTATCTAGATCTTTTATTATTAGAAGATGAGTTTTCATTAGTTAAAGTAGAAGAAGTTTCGACACTCTTCGGTCGAAAGCCCGAAGAATGAAAACTTAATACTACCAAGTATTAAGTTTATCGGCATTCCTTGCAGATAGGAATATTACGGTCGGGGACTGATACACCTTTCTCTTTCATGACACTATAAATCTGAGGAGTGGGTACGGCAATTCTATCACATTTCCCACAAGGGACGTAATCTAGCATTCTTTTCACAGAAAATCCCGCTCGTGTTAAACATTCTACAAAATTTCTCAGTAGGATATGGTCATCGTCAAACGCCAGTTCTCTCACGATGAGTATCTGTGTTGGTTTTACTCCTATTCTTTTGCACATTATATCCCAGTTATTCGTGAGATGTGGATAGAACCCGCAGTATCCATCTAAGCTAGCCACCTGCCACTCTGGGAAAACACGATTAATTAAGGTATTGACCTCTCCTAGGGTAGGGAGACTCTTTAATTCTTCTAGTATATCCTGTATATTAGGAGGGTCAGAGTATTTAATATCTGTTGCCATTTTTGCTTACTATAAATATTACTTTAAATGAGGTCAATTAAAGTATTTGTTGACGAATACACTGATGAAAGAAATTTTACCTCGGAGGAGATACTTTCCGGAGGAGATACTTTCCGGAGGAGATACTTTCATGAAAATAAATAATTATAATTGAAAAGAAAATTATTTGAGATGTACTTTATACGTCATTGAAACTCAATATTATCTACAACTTTCCCGAATAAAAAAATATTTTTTATCTTCTTGAGTAGTAATAAAATGTCAGCAACAGCTTCTAATGGTGGAGGTTCGGTTTCTCTCGAATCGGGCATCCGTACTTGCAAAGTAGTAACAGGTTGGGCCAATAAGGTTCAGTCCGATAGGTTCCAGAACCCTAACTTGATGGTATGCCCCGTCTGGAATGGGGTAGATACTGCCGGACGTCGGGCATGCCCAGATTCTTTTATGACCAAGCGCGCTGGATGTAATAGCGCTGAGGATAGAGTAATGGTAGAAAACAATGTTTCCCGGCCTCAATACATGGAATACGTTAATCTTAATGCCGCGGGTATCGCCGCTCCAATCTATGGTAACACGATCCCTTACAGAAATGGGGTAGCCCGCAATAAAGATGCAATGAGCTATCTCCCGTCTAACAAAAGTCTAGGTATCACCGGTCAATTCGGTAACGGCGGAGGTTTTACCGGACAAACGCTAAAAGGATGTAATGGTATGGGTTCTAGCGCAGGTCCTTCAGCATATGACCAGACTTACCCTATGGCTCAAAAGCAACAGCGCAACCGCCAGGCAGCGTCTATGCAGACAGGTTATGCAAGTCATAACCGCCGGAAAGCAGCTGGATTCTAAATAAATTTAATACATTCTATTACTATTATAGTAATACATAATACTTGTGGTCCGTTAGCGGTAAAATATATCATATATTTTTCATTGGATAAGATCTCTGTAATGTATATTTAACGTGAAATATTCCTTAGATAAACAGGTTTATAGATTGGATAGTATAATTTCAAATAATCATGAACTCTACACTAAAACAATTGAATAAGCTTGTGTTGACATTTCTCAAAGAGAATACAGACGCGGTAAATCTCAATGAACTCTGGATGGATTCTTCCACTCAGAAGCAGGTGAAGAATCTATTGTCTCGTGCTAATCGGTCTCCTAAGGATCCTAACGCCCCAAAGCGGGGCAAGACTTCATACCTATATTTCTGCGATGATAATCGTGATAAAGTAAAGAAGAGTCTTGGCAAGGACTCCAAGGCTACCGATGTGACTCGGAGACTTGGAGTCCTATGGAATGAACTTAAGAATGACAAGAAGAGATCAAAGAAGCTAAGCCACTATGTAGCGTTAGCCGCAGCTGATAAGAAGCGTTATAACGATGAGAAGGAGGAGTACACTCCTCCAAAAAATAGTTCAACCCGTGTAGCGAAGAAAGGACCAAAACGCGCGAAGTCAGCATATCTTTACTTTTGCGATGCCCTTCGTGTAAAGGTGAAAAAGGAGTTGGGAGAAGGAACCAAGACCACGGACGTGACGAGGGAATTGGGTGCTCGCTGGAATAAACTTAAGTCGGATGGTGGTACAGCTAAATATGATAAGCTGGCAAAGAAAGATCGCGAGAGATATCAGAAGGAGAAAGAGGCTTCTCAAAAGTCAGAAGAAGATGAACTCGTCGAAGAAGATGTTACTCCTAAGAAGAAGGCTCCTAAAAAGAATGCTCCTAAAAAGAATGTTAAGAGTTCGGCTTCTGGTAAAGTTTCGGGGCGAAATGGTTACCATGTTTTCTGTAGCGAGCACCGTCCTCAATACAAGAAAGATCATCCCACCGCAAAAAGTGGTGAAATTACGAAAAAGTTATCTGTTGCTTGGAAGGCTCTAAGTAAGAAGGAACAGAATAAATACAAATCTACCTAATTTTTTAATACTAATTGAAGTATTAAAATTACAGTCTCTGAGAATTACGCCATTTACTATGAATCTGTTGTAGCATATCAACTTTTTCATTCTCATTTATTGGAATAGCTATGGCCTCCTTCAATTTAGACGAATCATCATGACTAGCAATCGTTTGTAGCTCGATGGGAGCCTGATCAACAACAGGATCATTAGAATGGTGATTTATGATAATAGTACTCTTCTGGCTGTTATAAGAGCTCTGGGACTGAGTTCGACAAGCACACCGTAATACACAACCCATGATAGCAAGGAAAGTTATCCCCGATGGGATCGCTACAGCTTTCCAATCTTCAATAAATCCTTTATACTGGAGTGTTGTAGTGGTGGCGGTAGATATTCCACCGAGACATACAGTCCCGGTTAAAAGTGTATCACAGAGATAGCATAATCTCTGTACTATAGTTCGACAATACCAACACATTTTATATACTACAATATAAAAGCTATAAATAGAAAAATAACAAGATTTTACAAATTTGACTTATTCTATTTGTATATACGAGAGACAAGAATGGTACCCGATAAGCTTCTTAATAAACTCTCTTGCAGAGTCTGGTTTTTTATCCGGATATAATTCGGCATACCCCTCTATATTCTTAATAAACCATCTTTGGGGTAGGACTCTTATGGCATTGCTAACATCCTGTATATTATATGCATGGACTTGTGGGAAAATACTTGATGCTATATCATCACTCAATGATAACATTATTCTCGCAAATCTTAATCTTTGACTCTCAAGAGAATATATCATTTTTGGATTATTCTAATACAACTCTTAAGTTGTCTTACGACGAAGATTAAAAATGATTTTATCTTACAAACTTTCATATACCATACAAGGACTATGTTGTCAACTATAGCTAACTATATATACCCAAGTGAATATTCAGACAATGAACTAATTGAACCGCCTGAGATTTCTCGAGACTCAGATGAAGAAACAGACTCAGATGAAGAAACAGACTCAGATGAAGAAACAGACTCAGATGAAGAAACAGACTCAGATGAAGAAACAGACTCAGATGAAGAAACAGAAAGAATATCAGATATTATAACATCTGAATGTATAGCTCATATTGGAGAAGCCTTTTATTACAAGACGACATCTCGCGACCTTGTAGAGTTACCTCGGTGGACCTATCAGCGTTGTATAGATCAGGAACATGTTAACAACCTATTGAGGGAACTCTCTTTATCAAAACATTTCATTGGTACTTTCAAAGCTTTAAGAGACTCAGAGGGAAGTCTGAAGCTTATGGATGGGCAGCACCGGATGGAAGCTTGTCGAGAAATGATGAAACTTGATCCAAAGTGGAACATGGATGTGATGCTAGAGGTCTATGATACTGACTCATTTGATTCAAGGACCAGCTTTAGAATGTTTGAGAAAGCCAATAATGCAAAAAATGTAGACTCTAAAGACTTTCCTTTGAAAGTTGCGGCGAACATTATTAAGAAGTGCAAGAAAGAATGGCCAGAGATGTTGGTAAGACCGAGGGAAGGTAAACGAGTTAACAGGCCTCGATTGGATACTCTTATTTTGTATAGACGGTTAAAAGAATACCTTCCGGGCAAGCGCATCGGGCTAACGGAACTATGGAAAGAAATTATACAGGCTAATTCAAGGATGGGGCTATGTTCGCATAAGATGTTCAATTGTTCACATACTACATTGAAGAAAGCCAGAAGGGCTGGTTTTTATCTTGGTCTTCAAAAAGATCTGGAGTGGTTGGACCATATTTGTCTGTACGAAGAATAATCTTTGTTTATGTAATTAGATTAATTTTGTTCTATTTGTTCTACAAATAGAATAATATAATTAAGCTTGTGAATCTACTGGTTCCTCCTCCTTTTTGGTATATGCACTCTTAATTAGGGATAATAGTACCTTTATTATGGTCTGTATAATACCATTATTCTTTTTAGAATCTCCTAAGAACGGCATAGCTTCTGAGAGACCAAACAGTACTAGCATAGATAGAGCACCTGCTGTCTGTAACCCACAATCACTTGTGACTATATCAGCGATAGTAGTTGTATTAGTAATATTAGCGAGTTCCATTTCTTGTTATTAATCAATATAAAAATAATAAAGAATGTAAAATTTTACTCGAAAAGTTCTATTATGACTTGCAGTGGAGAAAACTTAAAAATGAAAACTTACGTATAATTTAAAAAGAACTTTTGTCATACAAACCATGAAAACTTTATCTGGTTCATTCTACACTATTGGCGAACGATTAGGATCTGGAACATTTGGTGTAGTATATAAGGCTCGTAGAAAAGATGGTAAAATTTTTGCCATCAAGAAATTTCCTAAATGCACCGAGATTGATCTTGGAGCTCTTAGAGAGATATCCATATTAAAAATGTTCCAAGGGAATCGGGATGGGATAATGGAGCTTGTGGATATTATGATGACTAAAACACAAGTAGGTATTATCATGCCATGTTATTCGATGAATCTTTACCAAGCGATTACTGATAAAGTCCTGACAAAGGATCGTCGACGTTATATATCATTCCAATTACTAAAGAGTCTAGCATTCTTGAAAAGGAATGGGGTAATACACCGTGACATCAAGCCTGATAATATTTTGTTAGATGAGAACTTTTCACCCGTTCTAGCAGATTACTCTCTGTCTAAGGTGTTTCGAGGAGTATGCAAACACGGTACACATACAGGAAAAATAGCAACCGCTACTTATAGAGCTCCTGAGGTAGTAGCTAAAAAGCCTTATGGGTTTCCTGCTGACGCATGGTCGCTAGGAGTAGTGCTCTATGAGATGTACACTCAAAAACAGCTACCTGTGAATAAAGACAAAGCCGCGTTACGTTTTCTAATACAAGAGATTCCAAGATTTAAGGACACACCTTTGGGGCATCTTGTAAAGGGTCTACTCAAAATTAATCCCGCAAAACGGCTAACCCCCTTACAAGCATTGAGAGGCACACTGTTCGATTCGAGATATATTCCACCAATCTTATGGAAATCAAAGACTTCTTGCCGTGTATCTACGGAGATCAAAGAATGGTGTGACGTTTTGAATGCTGACAAGAAGATCACAGCTTGGGCAGCTCAAACATACTATGATAGAGTATTAGATTGTACCCCTTTCAATGCAGTGGCTCTAGCGTGTAAGATGTACGAGACAGAGCTACAGAGTTATGAGGAATTCGAAGAGTATCCTGACGAGGAACGAAATATCTTGATAGGAATGGATTTTAACCTATTCGTATAAGACAATACTAGAAAAATATATATCAAAAAGAAAATGGTATATATTTTTAATCATTTCATTCTTTTACTTACTATGTAATTAACTTCATGCAAAAGTTTGGCCGTGTCCTTCCACCCTAGACATGGATCGGTCACTGAAATATCAGGATGTGCGTGCGGGGCAGCGGGTTGGTTACCGGGTAAAAGATGTGATTCTATCATGATACCGCGTACACGTGGATATTTACTTGCAACTAGCGCGTTCTCATATTCCTTTTTTAAATCTTTGTTGGAATTGCCATGGCAACAATCCACTACAACAGCTACTGACTCTTTTTCTAAAAGCTTAAGACCCTTATCTATGTTAGAACCGTTCTTATACGACCCACGAAGCACTACGAATGCATCTTCGTTCCCCATAGTGTGAACTGCGCATATTCTACCGTCTGTATTAATCCCACAAAAAGAACGTGGGGTACGAGAAGCTATTACTCCTTGGAGAGCAACTTTAACATCACCGTCTGAAGGATTTTTTATCCCGATAGGAAACGAAACACCACTAGCTAGGTTTCGATGTATTTGACTTTCTGACGTACGAGCACCAATGAACCCTGTGGTAATATAATTGTTGAAATATTGAGGTTCAATTGTGGCCCCTAAAAGCTCCATACAGATTGGTTGTTCAATCTTTTCTACGATATTATGAGCAAGACGTATAGTTCTTTCAAGACCTCTTGCAATATCACATTTACCATTCATATCAGGATCTTCTAAAAAACCTGTCCACCCAATAGTAGTACGAGGTTTTTGCACAAAAAACCTCATTATAAGAAGTAAATTAGGAAGTTCTTTTTGTAACTCCTTTAGCTTAATTGCAAACTCTATAGCAGATCTTTCTGAGTGAATAGAACACGGGCCTACAAAAACTGCTAGACGTTGGTCCTTCCCCTTTAGGATATATTGCACAATCTCTCTAGTCTTTGCAGTAATATTTTTTTCTAACCGAATAACAGCATCCCTTGGAGCAGGCAATTCAACGTACTTCTGAATACGCCGATCATCAAGTTTATATTGGACATTCATTTATCTATTCTTGCATATTTAGGGGTTTTGTTTTTAACTTATGATAGTAAGTTGTATCACAAGTTTAAATAATATCAGGAGTTCCTAATACCAGAGCTACCTCTTTAGCATTCTTATTAATAGTAAGTTCGGATAAATCCACTTTCTTTGCAAAATCTTTGAGGTTAATGTCGAGCTTCTTCTTTTTTATCCAGTAGTATGTGATAGCGGCTGCTACGGATTGAGGACGAGAACGATTAAGTTTCGACGATCGGTTCTTAATACGAGCATAAAGATGTATTACTTCTTTCTTCTGATCAGGAGTTGCTCTAAACTTGCTCATAATATCGTGAACAAGATGAACTGGTGTAATAACAGTTGTGTGTATTTTAGAGTCTTTTGGAGCATTGACAGCGACAATCTTCAGACCATGTAGACCATTTTTACGAGAAAGACCAAAAAGTTTTACTAAGTTATCGGGGGTCTGATGTTTTCCTGACATTTTATATGCATGAAAAATACATGCAAAGACTATAGCTTTTCTAGAGTTCCCTCTATAAATTTGACCTTTTGTTACTTGTGTGTACAGTTCGTCAGCCTTGGTTACTATTGTCTCGCTAAATCCCATATTTTCTACATCTTTATTAATATTTCTTTCTTCGATTTTTCGCATCTGGACTCTGTTAGGATCTGAAGAACGTCTACTATCTGACGGTCCGTAGTATCTCCACTCCTTCTCGTGTGTAATAGTGCGTTGAATTTCTTCTCCACAAGAAATACACGTTACTACTCCTGCTTCAGTGGTGACGTCATAATGTTGGCATACTGTAAGATCTTTCTTCGGTATAACTACAGGTATTTTTATATTCTTATATGCTGCGAGGGCTTGGTTAAACAGCTCAAATTGGGACATTGTTGATCGGGTTTAGTTATTCCAATATTTTCGTTTCCTAATTTCGTTTTTGTATTTACGAAGTTCCGTTCGTGAGGCCTAAAGAATTATTTACTCCTGTGGCGAGTGTTTTGTCATTCATTGCGGAAAGAGAGTGTTTTAATTTTTCTAAATAGTTATCGTTTTCGCTACCAGCATTTGTGAATTCGAAGGGCTCTGCTATAATGCAATTGTTGGGTTGAGTCTTGTGTACTTCATCGTAATCATCGAGTATTACAGTGTTGTTCTTACTAAAACCTGGTAAGTTGTACTCATCCCAAAGCATGCTCAAGTCCTTGGTACCACCTTTCTTTTTTCTAGAAAGATTACAGTGATACGAGAAGAAAATCCAGTCTAAGTGCCGGTTGGGTTTAGACTGAATGATCTTATCCACGATGAATAAAGCATAATCTTTACTAGCAGCAGTCCATACTGACACATTAAAGTTGTCAAATAAATAATCCAGGAAAGTCTGAAGATTGGGCCTCTCAAATACTATATAGTGCCCGTCCATGTCGTGAAAATCAAACTTTTTAGCCGTCTCTTTATTATTTTTAAGTTCCTTTTTTCCCCAGTCTTCGGCGCTTATTAATGTTTGGTCTAAATCAAGAACCACGTTAAATTGTTTACGAGTAGACATTTATTATATTACTTATCTTTTTTTTAACATTATCTACCACGGCGAGAATTGTCGGAAGAAGATTCTCTTTCTTTCTGCATAGCTTGAGCCATTGCCATTAAGTCCGTAGATCTAGAACTAGTTCGAGTGCTTAATTCTCTATTCTGTTCCTCCCTTTCCCCGAAAGTTCGTGATATTTCATACTCACCGGCTCCTTTCCTAACACCAACGGGGGGAGGCCTAGGACGTCCATCATCTTCATCATCCTCTTCTTCGCTTTCGGAGTCTAGGTCAACTATTTCCGTAGTTTTCTTTTTCGACCTCTTAGGTTTGGAAGAACGTCTACGTTTCAAGCTCTCTTTACTCTTTTCTGGAGCTAATTCTTGATTATCAGGTGGCGAAGGTGGCGGGGTTGTTTCCTGAGGCGGAGGCGAAGGAGGAGGAGGAGGCGGAGGCGGAGGAGGAGGCGATGGCGATAACCGCTGTATGGTATCTTGGGTCCACATAAAGGCTCGTTCTCCCTCGTATTTTTCTACGCCACCGTTATTATATACCATCAGTATAGTAGGAACACTATTAACTTTTACGCTAGTGGCGCGTTGGATTTTGGACCTAATATCTTCATTATCCACACATACTAATGTAAGTCCCATAGCGGACCCGAGGTCCACAGGAGCTGATTGAAGAGCGTTTACTAGTTGTTTAGAACGCTGAGAGTACTTACTGTATAACAATACGCAAAGTTGATGTTGCATTTTATGACCTGTTTATCAATGTTTTAAATTGATAGAGACCGAAGACAATTTTAAGAATATATTTAGAATAGATAAAATGGAGTATGCATCTAAAATTTGTAATGCACCTTTATGTGATCTAAACTTTATGCGTCATGTCGGTTGGGAAGAGAGTAATGAGTATATTAAGAAATATTTTAGTAAAGAGACCGTGGATATCATATCGAGGAAAGTCACGGAGCTAACCATGGGAGTGGATCCTAAGAATAGACCTATTGTCGTTCCAACCACTAGTATTTGCGGAATCATGAGTGAAGTATACGAATCGTTCAGGCCTCCTACTGGTGATATCTACGGTCGTTACAATGTTCCGTCCGGAATGGGACCTCAAAGTTACGTCCAAAATATGATTGACCAGACTATCGAGATTATCACCGGTAATATTACGTATAGTCTAGGGATGGAAGAGAACAACCGTAAACTCACTATTTGGACCACTGTCTACGGAGACTTTAATGAGCACGGGCTTAGACAGCACGCTCCTATCAAGGTCTTGAACAAGAGACCTAACCCAATGGAGTTCCATATGAGGTACTAGA